GTGCGAAGGGTTACATCAAGGGCAACATGAAGCGTGAGGAGTTCTTCAAGGTCTCCAAGCGCGTCACGACGCCCCAGACGGTCTACAAGAAGCAGAAGCTGGACCGGGACGACATCCTGGACATCACCGACTTCGACGTGGTCGTCTGGCTCAAGGGCGAGATGCGTATCATGCTCGAGGAGGAGATCGCGCGTGCGATCCTCATCGGTGACGGTCGTTCGCTCGGTGACGAGGACAAGATCGACGAGACGCACATCCGTCCGATCGCGACCGACGACGAGCTTTACGTCTCGACCATCTACGTGAACCTCGATGACGCCACCTCTTCGGCTGACGAGATTGTCGACGCTATGATCTCGCAGCGTCGTCTCTACCGTGGTTCGGGCACGCCGTCGTTCTACACCTCGGAGTCGATCCTCGGTAAGCTCCTGACGGCTAAGGACGGCCTTGGTCGTCGTCTGTACCCGACGATGGCTGACGTGGCCGCGGCTCTTCGTGTTTCGGAGATCGTCCCGGTCGAGGTGTTCGAGGAGGTCCCCGACCTGGTCGGCATCATGGTCGACCTGTCGGACTACAACGTCGGTACGGACCTCGGCGGCGATGTCTCGATGTTCGACGACTTCGACATCGACTACAACCAGTACAAGTACCTCATCGAGACTCGTCTCTCGGGTGCCCTGGTGAAGCTGAAGTCGGCCATTGTGGTTCGTAAGGTTGACGGGGCTTCGCAGCTCGTCACCCCGACGGCGCCGACCTTCAACTCGGACACCAACGTCGTGACGATTCCGACCGTTGCTGGAGTCACCTACAAGAACAAGCTGACGGCCGGCACTCTCACGGCTGGTGCTCAGGCTGCTCTTGCCGAGGGCGCCATCCTCGACGTCATCGCTGTCCCGGCGTCTGGCAAGTACTTCGCCAACAACGCGGACGACGAGTGGGTCTTCACCGGCCAGGCCTGAACGCTGCCTAACTAATAGGCAAACTTCAAAATGGCAAAGTTTTACGGTGAAATCGGTTACGGTGTAACAGAGGAAGTCAGGCCAGGCGTGTACCAGGACGTCATCACCGAGTATAAGTACTACGGAGATGTCATCCGAAACACTCGTCGGCTTGAAAACGGCGATAAGGTTAATAATGACCTCAGCGTTGGTAACTCTATTAGCGTCGTTGCAGATGCATACGCAAACCAGAACTTCTTTGCCATCAGGTACGTCAGATGGGCGGGGGCTTTGTGGACCGTTTCAGAGGTCGAAGTGCAGAGTCCCCGCCTCATCCTTAGGCTTGGAGGTGTTTACAATGGGCCTACGTCTTGATCTTCATTCGAAGTTTAAGACTATGACGCCTAACGTATATTTCCAGCCCCCGACAAGCCTGCAAATGAAGTATCCGGCAATCGTGTATGAGCGCGACAACGTTCTTACTGACTTTGCTGATAATTTGCCTTATCGGCACGTTAAGCGTTACCAGGTGACAGTCATTGACCAAGATCCAGAAAGCGTGATCTCGGACAAAGTCGCCGACATGCCAATGAGTTCCTTTTCTAGGCACTTCGCGGCAGAACAACTTAACCACGACGTTTATAGCCTGTATTTCTAGGAGGAATTACAATGGCTGCTCTTACCTGGGATCAGGTGGGTGAGAAGACCTACGAGACTGGTGTCGATCACGGTGTTCTGTACCGACAGAACCCCACGACCGGCGCTTACGACACTGGTGTGGCGTGGAACGGTCTTACCGCGGTCACTGAGTCTCCCTCTGGCGCTGAGTCGAACAAGCAGTACGCGGACAACACGGTCTACGTGAACCTCGTCTCTGCTGAGGAGTTTGGCGGCACGATCGAGGCCTTTACCTACCCCGATGAGTTCGCGGAGTGCGACGGTACTGCGGTTCCTACGCCCGGTGTGGCCGTTGGTCAGCAGGGTCGTAAGCCGTTCGGTCTGTCGTACCGGACTAAGATCGGTAACGATGTTGCCGGTCAGGACTTCGGTTACAAGCTGCACCTTGTCTATGGTGCCCTTGCGGCTCCGTCTGAGAAGGCGTACAACACGGTCAACGATTCTCCTGAGGCGATCACCTTCAGCTGGGAGATCTCGACCACTCCGGTGGACGCCGGCGACGACCTGAAGCCGACTGCGCAGATCACGATCGACTCGACTAAGGTTGCTGCTGCCGATCTGCAGTCCCTCGAGGACATCCTGTACGGCTCGGGCACCGAGACTGCACGACTTCCGCTCCCGGCCGAGGTCGTTGCTCTGTTCCCGGCTCCTGTCGGCGGCTGATAAAAGACCGGAGGCCAGAGAATGCTTAAGATCGTTGTGCCGGGGGTCGACTTCTTCGATGAAACCACCGAAGAATTTGTCGTTCTTGGAGAAACGGTGCTCGAGCTTGAGCATTCTCTGGCCTCCCTTTCAAAATGGGAGTCAGTTTGGGAAAAGCCCTTTCTCGGCTCCGAGTCTAAGAGCGACGAAGAGACGCTCGGTTACGTCATCGCGATGACGGTTACTCCGGATGTTCCTCCGGAGGTTTACTCCAGACTCTCTGCAGAGAACATGGAGTCTATTAATAAGTACATCGAGGCCAAGATGACGGCCACTTGGTTTGCAGACCTCGAACAGAAGCCTGCACGCCGCGAAGTAATCACTGCCGAGATTATCTATTACTGGATGATCTCGCTCAACATTCCTTTCGAGTGTCAACATTGGCATTTGAACCGCTTGTTCACCCTCATCAAGGTGCTTAATCAGAAGAACGCACCTGAGAAGAAGATGAGCAAGAGCGAATTGGCCGCTCGCAACCGCGCACTCAATGAGCAGCGCCGAGCCCAAATGGGATCTAGGGGGTAATCGCATGGTTAGACTTATGTGGGGGAGCCCCGGCGAGCGGTTCTACGAGACCGGCGTTGATCGTGGAGTTCTCTACGTAGACGACGAAGATGGTGTTCCTTGGAATGGTCTCGTCTCTGTGAATGAAAAGCCTTCCGGAGGCGAGGCCACTCCATATTACATCGACGGCTTTAAGTATCTTAATCTTGCTTCTGCAGAAGAGTATGAAGCCACCATTGAAGCTTACTACTCGCCAGTAGAGTTTGATAAGTGTGATGGTACGCTTGCCATAGTTTCAGGTTTGCTGATTACACAGCAACCTAGAAGACAATTTGGTCTTTGCTACAGGACTAAGCTTGGGAATGATACTGGCGGTCAGGACTACAGTTACAAGCTGCACGTAATTTATAATGCTCTAGCAGCTCCTTCGGCTCGTAACAACAATACGATCCAGGCGTCAGTCACCCCAGCTACTCTTAGCTGGGATATTACGACTACTGCTCCTGATGTTCCACCTGGATTTCGACCTACAGCGCATCTTATTTTGGATGCGTCAATGGCAGATCCTTCCGTTGTTGCAGCCGTTGAGCGTGTTCTTTACGGCTCTGATGAAGCGCCTCCCACCTTGCCAACTCCAGGAGAATTGGTGGAAATCGTTAACAATGCGATAGTGGAACTTGAGATCGTGCCCAACCTAGTTACTGGTATTGCCTCGCTTGAGCCCTCAGACCAGGTTGACCTTGTCGGTGACTTTAGCTCTGGGCTCTTCACCGCACCGCTAGTTAGTTCTCGTCTTGAGGATGAGGATGCTGACGGTCTTTACACGCTGGAGACGTGATGGTTACTTACGATAGGTTTCCAGCAGTCAATGAGAACAATGACTTTCCTCCTGCGGTAAAGGCTCGCCTTCTCTCTCTTCTCAACACAAAGACCACAGAAGACACGGGTGAAGACTTTAAGATTATTGTCTTCTCTGACGGTACAATTCGAGCAGTGCCAGTCAATGCGTTTGCTCCTGCGACGCCTACAGGTCTTGCTCGTACTGTCTATGTTTCTCGTGTTGCTCTTACATGGGCTGCAACTTCTGGCGCCTCGCAGTACGTTGTTTACCGTAATGGTATTCAGATTGCTGTAACTTCGGTGCCGCACTATACAGACTGGGATGTTATTGCCGGAGGTAATTATTCTTACCAGATCAGAGCGAAGAATGTCTACAATCAGCAGTCTGGCTTGACAGCTGCAGTCTCGGCATCCATCACTCCGGACGATAACATCGACCCAGAGGTTTCAGTTACTCTGTGGCCTCCGGTAGCCATTCCCGGTCAGAAGCAGATTGTTCGTGTCTGCGGCTTGGACGTCGACGGTCAATCGCTTATCTTCTCGCTCGCGGCAACCACAGGCGGAACGCTCGAACCTACGAACGATCCTTCTGTTTGGCTTCTCACTACAGTCTAGGAGATATTTATGGTTGCCGTTCATGGTACTGCGACCGATGTCATTGGCGCTTCTAGTTCGGATGATGTCGTCATCACCACAGGGACTGGAACGGTCGATAAGGTCGTTCAGTGGCTACACAAAAACCGGGTGAACTTTAACTCTCTTGTCGACTCCGTTCGTCAAGGTCCTTCAACATTCTCGAACTCTCCAACCGAGGTTGGTCTTCGATTCAAGGTTCAGAGGGCCTGTACTCTTACGGGTGGTCGAATCTGGAAAGCCCCAGCAGCTGCTGGAACTATTCCGATCACTGTCTGGAACTATGACACTCATACTCAGCTTGCGACGACGAATGTCACGTGGATTGCAGATGAGGGTGGCCAGCGTTACTATGACATGCCGCCTGTCGATCTGGTGCCTGGCGTTGAATACTGCGTTTCGTATTTTGCGAACGCCTTTGCCGCAACCGGCTGGCGATTTAACGCTCAGACATATCTTGAGTGGCCTTTCGTTGTGGTTGGCGGTGAGTATCAGGATGATAGTGGAATCTGGCATACTGCAGGTTGCTATCATGATGGCTCTCACGCATTTCCTGAGGTCAATCGTAATGCAAACTGGTTCTGGATCGATGTTCGAGTCGAATATGATTCGCCAGTCTGCACCTATAAGGGCGGGAGAGAGTACTTTGACCAGTGGCCTAACTGGAAACTGACAGAGTTCCCGATCGTTGTATTCGCGGTGGACTATGGATACATCGCCGAGTACGTTTCTACTGGTGTCAATCTTCCGATGCCGTGGAATAGCTTCGATTCCCGTGATGAGATCATCGCTGCAAATACTCAGGTTATTGCTGGGGCTAACGATGGTATTTCATCTCGGTTCGTCGCGGCGGATCCCGAGCTTTCCGAGCATGTTTCAGCTTACGTTTACTGGGATGAGCCAGATCTTCAGGGTACTGGTGACGGTACTCCACAGAAGATGCGTGACACTTTCCGTTCCGCTAGGTCGTTCGATTCGACTAGGCCTCTATATTTCGGTTTCGGAGCAGCAATGCTTCGCGGTCAGTCATTCGGATGGTTCCCTAACGGTGCCACTGCTGAGGTGGCGACTGCTAACTGGCGAGAGTCTGCTCAGCTGACTGATATCGTTACTGGAGACGACTACGCCATCAATGATGGTGCTGGTATTTGGAAGTACGGAGTTCAGGTTGATCGTCTTCGGGCTATTAATGACTGGCGTACTCCCGTTTGGGCCATCATCGAGACATGTATTCTTCCTGGTGGAATCAAGAACCCTTCTCTTCTTGAGATGAAGCAGGCAGCTATGCTGTCTATCATCCATGGAGCACGAGGTATCGTGTGGTTTGACCATCAGTTCGCATACAACGCCCCGGATGGCAACTTCTACCCGCAGGACTTCCAGGCATATTTGCACGATCCTGTGAAGAAGGCCGGACTTACCTCATTCCATGGGTTCCTTCAGTCGATTGCCGATGCTCTCTGGGCTCCTGAATCTTCTATGGAGCGTAGCGTCGAGTCGTCGAACAAGACCGCTGGTCCGATCGGCGGAGAACTTGGCGTTCCGATCCATCTCACGATTCGAGAGACTGACGAGTACAACTATGTAATTGCCCAGGCTGCACGACCGGGCATTACTGTTGGTACTTTTAGCATTCCGGCCCTCGCTAATGGAACTATTACGGTGCTCAACGAGTCGCGTACCATTTCCATTGATGAGACTGGGGAGTTTGTCGACACCTTTGCGGGTGACTATGAGTACCACGTTTATCGTATTCCGGTATCTGTGGCCCCGGTCATCACAACTAGCTCGCTTTCTCCGATCCAGAAGAATGTCGCATATTTGAAGACTCTCACCGCTCTAGGCGAGACTCCGATTACATGGTCGGTCTTTAGTGGCTCGTTGCCGGCAGGTCTGTCTCTGTCGAGTTCAGGTGTTCTTTCTGGAACTCCTACGGGTACAGGATCATATTCTGTTACCATTAGAGCGACCAACTCTAGTGGAACGTTCGACAAAGCATTTAGTGGGACGGTCCTTGCTGCTCCGGTGGCTCCGACAATCACTTCTACGACCACTAATGCGATGGCGGTGGATCATACCTATTCGCAGACCCTGACTGCAACTGGCGATATGCCTATGACTTGGGATATTTCAGCCGGAGCACTTCCAGCTGGTATGACGCTCTCGAGCGCGGGTGTTATCTCTGGCACTCCTACTACTCTTGGTAGTGGGACGGTCACAGTTCGTGCTACTAACGTGGCTGGTAACGACACACAGGTCCTGTCATGGGCAGTTGAAGAGCCTGTCGTACTCGACCACAACATATTCGGTAGTTCTGCCCCAGGCTGGACACTGACTGCGTACAACGACGGCAATGGTTCTTTGATTACAGTCAACCAGTTTGAGACTGTTGGTACGCCGCACACTGGCTGGACAATTGCTGGGGTCCGTGTCTATGTCCCGTCTGGAGTCGCCGGCAGTATGTTGACTGAAGGTGGAAACATCTTCATCGGCCGAAACAACCCCGGTGCTGGGCCGATCGATGGTGGCGCAGGTGACGTTTCAGCACAGGATGTTCTCATTGGTATGTCCGGCGGGTTTTATCCGGCACGTCCGTTTGGGACTCTCGTGGCTGGTCAGTGGAATGATATCTACTTCACTGACCCCCTCGATGTTAGCTGGGGGGATGGCTTCCTCGTTGGCATTGAGTGGACTTCGGGGCTTTACTACATCCATGGTACTCCGTCGTCGGTTACTGCCGGTGAGTTCGCAACGCTTGAGCCATCGGCTTCTATCCGGGCGTACAACACCATGTCCGGTGTTGGTGGATCAGCGCACTATGGACTCGATGTAATTCTTCGAGAGCCGTAATAGACTCCCACGGCGTCATTGGTTCCCATCACGATCCGATGGCGCCGTGGGACTTCACTACAAGAATTCAAAATGGGAGTCAAGTTGATCACTTTCGAACAGAGTGGCTCCTTCAAACACATGGAGAGCTTCCTCCAGAAAATGTCCAGCGGGGATTTGTTCCGAATGTTGGATCGTTTCGCTCAGCAGGGAGTCACCGCTTTGGCGAGTGCGACACCTTATGAGTCGGGGTTGACGGCCTCCTCTTGGTCTTACGAGATTAAACACTCTTCATCCTCTTATTCGATCACGTGGACTAACAGTCATATTGTTGACGGAGTTCCAATTGCGATCATCCTGCAATACGGACACGGAACCGGAACTGGCGGATATGTCAGCGGACGTGACTACATTAATCCGACGCTCAAGCCCATATTCGATAAGATCGCCGATGAGGTGTGGAAGGTGGTGACCTCGGCATGAGCACTATTGACGAGCGCGTCGTCAACATGAAGATGAACTCCGGTCAGTTCCTCAGCGGTGTTAAGGGCGTCATCGATGCGCTTGCCAACCTGAAGAAGGGTCTCGATCTTAAGAGCTCCGCTAAGGGCCTTTCAGATCTTGATCGAGCCGGAAAGAATTTTAATCTTGACGGTATGGCTAACGCCATCCAGGGGGTATCTGGGAAGTTTCTTAGTCTTGCCACTATCGGCATTACAGCACTGTCGAACCTGACGAATAAAGCAATAGCTGCAGGTTCTCAGATCGCTAAGGCTCTGACTGTCGACCCAATCAAGGCGGGTCTTGCAGAGTATGAGACTAATCTCAACTCTATCCAGACGATCCTTGCCAACACACAGGCGTCTGGTGCTACGCTTAATGACGTTAATTCCGCTCTTCAGGAGCTGAACACCTACTCCGACAAGACTATCTATAACTTCTCGGAGATGGCTCGAAACATCGGCACCTTCACGGCTGCGGGTGTTGGGCTTAAGGAGTCGACCTCTGCGATTAAGGGCATTGCCAACTTGGCGGCCCTTTCCGGGTCGAACTCTCAGCAGGCCGCTAGCGCGATGTACCAGCTCTCTCAGGCCATTGCTGCCGGTCGAGTTTCACTTATGGACTGGAACTCGGTTGTGAATGCTGGTATGGGCGGGACTACCTTCCAGCGAGCTCTTGCACAGACAGCCGTTGCTATGGGCACCCTACCCAAGTCGGCCGTTAAGCTCAGTGGTGCGATGAAGAACGTCACCGTTGAAGGTAAGTCGTTCCGTGATTCCATCTCTGGTGATAATGGTCCTTCGTGGCTTACCTCTGACGTCCTGACCAAGACTCTGGCTCAGTTCACCGGAGATATGTCAGATGCTCAGCTTGCCGCTCAGGGTTTTAGCCAGGAGCAGATAAAGGCCATCCAGGCTACCGCTAAGACTGCACAGGCGGCCGCGACAGAGGTTAAGACTCTTTCTCAGGTTCTTGACGTTGCGAAGGAGACGGCCGGCTCTGGTTGGGCTCAGACTTGGCAGATTGTATTTGGCGACTTCGCAGAAGCCAAGTCTACCTTTACGCAGATGTCCAATACGGTTAATGGCTTCATCAATGCTTCTGCGAATGCTCGAAACAGCATGCTCAAGGAGTGGGATAAGCTCGGAGGTCGTACGGCTGCGATTGATGCAATCAAGAATGCCTTCGATGCTCTTGTCTCGGTACTCAAGCCAATCAAGGATGCATTCCGTGAGATATTTCCAGCTACCACGGGGAAGCAACTCTATCAGCTGACTACGGCTATTCGTGACTTCATGAAGTCGCTTAAGCTTAGTGCGGCAGATGGTGAAAACCTGAAGTCCACTTTCAAGGGCGTCTTTGCGGTCTTTGATATTGGCTGGACCATCATTAAGAAGGTTATTGGCGTATTTAAGGACGTCTTTAGTGCCGTATTCAGCGGTAGTGGAGCATTCCTTTCGGTTACTGCTAGTATTGGCGATTTCCTCGTTAAGCTGGATCAGTCAATCAAGAGCGGTGAGGGTCTTACTAGCTTCTTTGACGGTCTGTCGAGAGTGCTTGTTACGATCCTCACCAATGTCAAGCAGGTTGCTGGAGCAATTGGTAGCTTCTTCAAGAGCTTTGCAACGGGTGACGGAGCAACTAAGAGCTTTAGTACATTCATTGAGAGTGTTCAGGCGCATCTGCATCCTCTTGCGGTACTTCTTGATGCTATGTCTAAGATCTGGAGCCGGCTCGGTGACGTAATGTCTCGAGTTTGGCAGATGATGGGTCCGCTAGGCGAAGCGATCGGTAAGGCTCTATCGGGTATCGGCGACTCCATCGCTAAGGCTCTGAATAACGGTGACTGGTCGACTGTTCTCGACACGCTTAACACCGGGCTATTTGCAGTTCTTACGCTGGCGATCAAGAAGTTCTTGTCGAATGGTAAGATCTTCAGTATTGAAGCCGGTGGAGGTGGAGGCGGATTCCTTTCCGGTATCAAGGAAGCCTTTGGTGGACTGACCGATACGCTGTCTGCCATGCAGGCCAACCTCAAGGCTGGAACGCTCATCAAAATCGCAGGAGCAGTTGGCATTCTTGCTGCGTCTGTGGTCGCCCTTTCGATGATTGACTCTGCTGCTCTCACTAAGTCTCTTGGCGCCATATCTGTTATGTTCCTTCAGCTTGGCGTGGCTATGGCTGCAATCCAGAAGGTTGGATCGTTTGGTGGTGCTCTTAGACTTGCACCTGTGGCAGCTGGGCTTATCCTTCTTTCCGGTGCAATCCTTATTCTTTCCGCAGCGGTTAAGAACCTCTCTGGAATGAACTGGAGTGAGCTGGCTAAGGGTCTATCTAGTGTCATGGCCCTTCTTATCGGTATCTCTGGAGCTGTAAAGCTCATGCAGGGCGCAGGTAAGGGGATGATATCTGCCGGCGCTGGTATGCTTGCGATTGCTGTGGCACTTAATATTCTAGTGCTCGCTGTTAAGCAGTTCGCAACAATGAAGTGGTCCGAGATCGGTAAGGGACTTGCCGCGGTCGCCGGATCTCTTCTTGTGATTGCTGGGGCTATGCAACTTATGCCTGCTACGCTGCCACTTACCGCTGTTGGTCTTGTCGCTGTCGGTGCTGCTCTGGTTATTATTGGCGCGGCCCTTAAGATCATGGCTAGCATGTCTTGGGAGGAGATTGGCAAGGGTCTTACAACTCTTGCTGGATCTCTTATCATCATCGCAGCAGCAACCACAGCTATGATTGCGGCACTTCCGGGTGCCGCAGCGTTGCTCGTAGTTAGCGCATCCTTGGTCGTCCTCGGTGCGGCACTCAAGATCATGGGTGGACTTTCTTGGAAGGAAGTCGCAGTCGCTCTTGTGACTTTGGCTGGCTCCTTGACAATCATCGCAGTTGCAGTTACAGCTATGATCGCGGCACTTCCTGGTGCTGCGGCTCTAGCCATAGTTGCGGCATCTCTTGCGTTGCTTGGTCCCGTTCTTATCGGTCTCGGTTCGATGTCTTGGGCGGAGATTGGTAAGGGTCTGCTTATGCTGGCTGGAGTTCTTCCAGTTATCGGTATTGCTGGCGCTGTACTTACTCCGGTTATTCCGACGCTTCTTGGTCTTGGCGCAGCCATTGCTCTTATTGGCATCGGAACTCTTGCAGCGGGCGCAGGACTACTTGCCTTCTCGGTTGGTCTTACAGCGCTCAGTGCTGCTGGCGTTGCATCTGCTGCCGCTATTACAGCAGTCGGATCGGCGATCATCAACCTGATTCCTGCAGCGATGGCAGCACTCGCTAGAGGTATCGTGGCATTTGCCGGGGTTATTTCTGGGGCTGGTCCTCAGATGACTCAAGCTATGACTACGCTTATCATGTCGCTTCTTAATGCCATTAACAAGGTGGCTCCTAAGATAATTTCGACGCTAGCGAACCTGATCCTTAAGCTGCTGACAACACTGGCAAAGTACGTTCCACAGTTTGTCACAGCTGGATTGCGGCTTATCACTGGAGTTCTGCAGGGAATCGCCAATAACGTTGGCAAGATGGTCACTGCGGCGACTAATATCGTTGTGAATTTCCTTAACGGTATCTCTAGGAACATTCCTCGGGTTATCCAGGCAGCAGTCAACCTTATTCTGGCATTTGTTAATGGACTTGCTAATGCAATCCGTTCGAACCAGGGTCGAGTTGATGCGGCCATGCAGAACCTGGCCTCCGCGGCTATATCTGCATTCGGTCATGCCATTACTAATGTGAGCTCACTTGGAACGAACATCGTTGCGGGTATCGCTCTAGGCATTTCTAATGGTATCGGTGTGGTTGTTTCAGCTGCGCGTAACCTCGCGCATAGTGCGCTTAATGCAGCTAAGGCTGCACTGGGGATTCACTCTCCTTCTAGGGAGTTTGAGAAGCTCGGTAAGTTCACTAATGAAGGTTATGCCAAGGGTCTTGTCGGATCTAAGGCGAGCGTTCAGGCCGCTACTAAGCAGATGCTTGACTTGGTTAAGCAGGCCCATCAGGCTGCTTGGGATGACATGAAGAAGGCTAGTGCCGATGTCTCCAAGTACAAAGATCAGCTCATCAAGGATAACCACGATATCGCTAAGGCTGAGGCAGCACTCGATAAGGCTCGTAAGAGTGGTAAGGGCGTTGACGATGCAAAGTTCCGTCTTAGCCAGCTGATCAAGGAGCGCGACAAGGACACAGCATCGCTCAAGGCTGCACAGAAGGCTCTCGCTCAGGCAACTAGCGAGGACAAGAAGGCAGTCGCGGTTCAGAAGATGCTGACTGAGAACTTCAAGCATCAAAATGAGGTGCTTAAGCGTCTCGGTGCCGAGCATGATAAGATTGCTAAGAAGCTTGATGCTGCCAATAAGAAGCTCGCGGATGCTAAGAAGATTCGTGATGACTTCAAGGCCAGCACTATCGATCAATACGATAGTATGGATAGCATCGACGCCAATACCAATCTCGATGACTACATGGCAAACCTTAAGGACGAGGTTGAGAAGACAAACCGTCTTAACATTGTCCTGTCTGAACTCGCTAAGAAGGGGCTCAGCGATAAGGTCTACAAGCAGATCGTTGAGCAGGGTACTGCGGCTCTTCCATTCGCGGAGCAGTTGCTTGCTGGTGGACAGGCTGATATTGATGAGATCAACAGTCTCGGCGCACAGCTGGATACTGCAGCTGGAAAACTAGGTAAGGCTGCTTCTACAGAGCTCTACCAGGCGGCTGTTGATTCGGCAGCGGGGCTTGTTAAGGGTCTCGAGACTCAGCAGAAGAATATCGAGAAGCAAATGGACAAGATCGCTGATGCGATGGTTGCCTCCATCAAGAAGAAGCTCGGTATTCACTCTCCGTCTAGGGTGTTCGCCGGTATCGGTGGATTCTCTGCGCTTGGTCTGGCCAAGGGTCTTAAGGCGTCGTCTAAGGTTGTCGAGAATGCTTCATCTACGATGGGTGACCGAGCAGTCAACGCGCTCAAGGAGTCTATGAAGAAGGCCAAGGATCTTGCGATTGACGAGGCTGACTTTAACCCGGCTATTCGTCCGGTCCTTGATCTGACCGCAGTTCAGAAGGCTTCTGGTAAGCTCGAAGGTATGCTACGGCCCAAGCCGCTTTCCATTCAGGCATCCACTGACAGAGCTACATCTCTTGCGGTGGATGAAGTCAGCAAGCGAGATCTTATTTCGCTTCGTGATGAACTGCATGCTGAGCGTGCTCAAGCTATCACGTACATCCAACACAACAACTCTCCTAAGTCCTTGTCCTCTGCCGAAATCTATCGACAGACAAAGAACCAGTTGTCAGTCGCGAAGGGAGCGCTGCCTAAGTAATGCTTACCATGGTTGAAGTTTATACCGCACAAGGCGACGTGCTAGCACTCCCTCTGTCGGATGTTTCAACCGGGTATGTGGTCAAGGATATTTCTGGACTGGACCCCGTTAAGGCTACTTTGGTGTCATCGCCATTTGCTAGCATTGACGGGGTCCAGTTCCAGTCTAGCCGACTGGATGCTCGGAACATCGTGCTTAAGCTTGGTCTTGAGCCATATTACGGCAACACTACGATAGCCACGCTTAAGCAAAGACTTTACAGTTTCTTCATGACTAAGTCTCTCGTTCGATTCCTGTTCTATGAGGATGGGACCCCGTTCGTTCAGATTATGGGACGTGTTGAAACTTGTGATATTCCGAAGTTCGCTAAGGAGCCCGAAGCCACCATTTCGGTTATGTGCTTCGAGCCGGACTTCATCGCAGTAAATCCGGTAGATCTTGATGGATTCTCCACCTCCGGAACAACTGCTCAGCCCTTTGTGTATGAGGGCAGCGTCCCAACAGGCTTTGTCTTTAGCCTTCGAGCTAATAGGGCTCTTAGCGACTTTACGATCTACACTCAGCCTGCTACGAACGACTTGTTTACTCTTGGATTTTCTGCTCCGCTTCTTAGCGGCGACATCGTTGAGATCAGTACAATTCCAGGTAACAAGTATGCAGCTCTTATTCGGTCAGGAATTCGAAGCCCAATTCTGTATGGTGTTTCTCCGACTGCAAACTGGATGAGTCTTCAGCCTGGTGTAAATAACGTTCGCGTGTTTACCACAGGCGCAGCCATTCCGTGGACAATCGAGTACCTGCCTAGGTACGGAGGGCTCTAGTGGATCTTTATGTTCTCGATGAGCTATTCCGCAGAACTGCAATCATCGACAAGTATGAATCTCTGATCTGGACAGAGCGGTATTCTTCTTGGGGTGACTTCGAACTCAAGATCTTCTCAACTCGGGAATCTAGAACAATTCTCGTAGCTGATACTTATCTGGCAATTCAGAAGTCATGGCGTGTCATGAAGATTGAGACCGTTGAGAGTGGTGTCAATGATGACGGCGTTGCTACCCTTACAGTCTCCGGTCGTTCAATAGAACTATGGCTTGACGATCGAGTAGCGATGCCAGCTCTGACAGGACTTTCAACGACTCCTAAGTGGAACCTTACCGGTACTCCCGGGGCAATAGCTCGTAAGATCTTTAAAGATATTTGTGTTACAGGCGTGATTAGTACCGCAGATAGGATTCCATTCTATCACACAGGAACGTTGTTTCCTGCCGGTACAATTGAGGAGCCTTCGGAAAGCATAACAATTCCGCTCGATCCTGACTCCGTTTATAACTCAATTAAGAAGATCTGCGATATTTACCATCTGGGTTTTCGGCTTGTCCGCAATAATGATGCGTCGGAGATCTACTTCGATATTTACACTGGCGATAACCGTACGTCTTCTCAAACTACAAAGCCGGCAGTAATCTTTAACCCTCAGCTCGACAATCTAGACAACACATCTGAGCTTACGTCCACAGCTCAATTCAAAAATGTTGCCTATGTCTTCGGCGTTAACGGGACTGCTATAGTTACAGCTGACTTTGTAGACGAGACCGTGAATGGAAAAGATCGTCGTGTTCTATACGTTGATGCGT